CAATGGCGTCGCCGATCTTACCGCTGGTGTCCAGTCGACTGCCTTTGGTTCCGAACAGTTCACTGTCAACGGCACCTTTGGTTCGAGCATGGGCTGGGGTGACTTCGTCAAAATCCAGTCGATTGGTTCCGCTCGTGAGAGTGAAGCTCTCAGGAATGCCGCCACGAACCTGGCAGAACAGATCGATGCCTACATCCTCAATACTGCCGTCCTCGCAAGCAACCAGTGGCTGGGCAATCCCGCCAACGGTATCAACACTTGGGATGACTACGCACAGGCCTATACCCGCCTGAAGGAAGTTGGTGCCGGTGATGAAGACCTTCGTTCGATCCTGACGTACAAAGACCGTGAAACTCTCGGCTCGTACATCCTGACCTTGAAGTCTGACGACCTCGTCGACGGCGCTTTCCGTAAGGGATTCACCGGTGAGATCGACGGTACTCCTGTGATGTTCTCACAGCAGCTCCCGATCCTGACGACTGGTACTCGCTCTGCGACTGCTGGTACGGTCACCGCTGGTGCTCAGAACGTCAACTACGCCGACGTCTCCGTCAGCCCTGGTCCTGGTCTCTATATGACCCAGTCGTTCCAGGTCACTGTCGCCGCTGGTGCCACGATTGCTGCAGGTGAAACCTTCAACATTGCTGGTGTCTATGGTTGGGACAACCGTGCCCAGGCTCCTAACGACTGGCTGCAGGAATTCACGGCCATCAATGCCGCGACTGCAAACGGTTCGGGCGTTGCCACTCTGACGATCTTCCCTGCGATCATCGTTCCTGGTACGAACGACGGCTCGGGTACTTCGACTGTCAATACCGCCAACGGCACCGTCTCGGTTATCCCTGCTGCTGCCGCTGCCGTAACCTTCCAGGGTGCTCCAAGTACGAACTATCGTGCCCGCGTGTACATGCAGAAGTCGGCTGTCGTAGTTAACACCGTCCCGCTGACGATGCCTGCGGTCGGTAAGGCTCTGATGAAGTCGCTGACGAAGGTTCCGATTTCTGTCCGTATGTGGCAGTGGTCGAACTTCCAGACCGGTGAACATGACGTCCGTTTCGATGTAGCCCTGACGGCTAACATTCGTGACCGTCGTCGGATCATCCGCGTCAACGGCAACTAAGACTTTCTGGCGAAAGCCGGTTAGTAAATATGGCCCAGTCCTCTGTCTCTCAATATGACATGACTGGGCCTTCTCTTTTAGAAAGTATGACATGGGTCACGTAACTCTTCGGTACACTCCTGTTCCTGTAGGCGTGAATGCCACGGTCACGAGTACAACCGCCAACGCCATCGGAGGCTTCCTAGCCATCACTGACGGCACCATCACTCTCTCAAATAATAACGTCGTACAGGCGGTATCGGAACCTCTCGTTATCTTCACGAACTTTGAAGTAGTGGCAGGCACTTGGTACACCATGCCGTTCATTACCCAAGGTGGCTACACCCTTGTAGCTTCAGGTGGAGCATCTGGCGTTCTCGCAGTAGGTTAAGGATTATCATGGGCACTCCAGTAACGACTATCATCAATGATGCCTACCGTGAGAGTAACCTTACGGGACTGGGTGGTACGCCTACGACTGCTGAGCAGAACGAAGCCCTCGTACTTCTTAACAGGTTCATCGATTCCCTTTGGGGAGCGGAGATGGGTGAGAACCTAATCAACATCCCCTTCGGTTTGAATAACGTTGAGACAGTAGGTATCATCCCTCTGTACTACAACGACATCATGAATACCTTTGTTCCTATCAACACTCGCCTTCTCTGTAACCTACAAGGTGCCGAGACGGTCAATATGCCTCCTCAGCCTAATGATGGCACTCGTATGGCGTTTGTAGATGTCTCTGGTAATTTCCAAACTTATCCTCTTACAGTGATGGGTAACGGACGAAACATCCAAGGCAATCCTTCAATTACTTTCTCTACTAACAACTACAACCAAGTCTTCTTCTATCGTGCCGACCTCGCCAACTGGGAACAGGTCAACGATCTTGGGCTGACTGACGGCTCTCCTTTTCCAGAAGAGTTCGACGAGTTTCTTATCATCGGATTGGCAGATCGTATCAACGTCCGTAACGGCGTCACGATGGCAGGAGAATCCGTACAGAGATTCAAAAGGCTGAAAGGTCAATTCTATTCCCGGTATGCCCAGATCACTCAGGTGCCTGTCGAGATCGGTCTACAACGTCTGCCTTCTAACAAGGCTTATAGAAACTTCGACGCCTACACATGGGGCAGTTTTCAGAGAGGTATTCCCTGGTGGTAGACATTCCTTTTGTAACCGGTGACTATTATAGGACCGTGGCAGATTCGCCAAGTGCCTACGTACGCAACAGGTTCATGGAAGAAAACCCTGCCCTCAATGACAACAAGACTTCTTTCATCGCCCGTCCTGGTCTTCAGAAATTTGTAGAGATTGGGACGGGGCCTATCCGCAGGGTATACGCCTGTGAAGGTACGTTCAACTCTGATATGTTTGTCGTCTCTGGTCTATTCCTTTGGCGGTTGAAGACTGACGGGACATTTCATTCCATCGGTCAGATCAGTCAAACGATTACCGACGCCGTCTCTATGGCAGCTACGGCTCCTCTCGGAAGCACTCCTGATTTCTTGTACATCGCCGACGGCGGTCTTCTCTGGTTTTACACCGACAACGCCCAGGCTACTGCTGATCTTAACGCCACCGGTTTGATTGCTACCGGCTACACAGTAAAGATCGACAGCACCTATTATCAATGGACTAGTGGCTCAGTTGATGCAGGAACTCCTGACGGTACGAGTGCTAACCCTTGGTTGGTTCAACTCGGTCTGACAAGTGCGGAAAGTCTTACAGAACTCTTTTATGCCATCAATGCGTCTGGAACTGCTGGTACGGATTACTCCACCGCCCTCCAGGCGAACCCGACATGCACTGCATACAACTCAGATACAACTGATCTTTTCGTACAGTATAACACCTTTGGTACGACTGGTGACGCCATCGTAACGGCAGTCATAACCGGAGCTAACATCTCTTGGCTTAATGGAGCCACTATGACAGGAGGTGGCTCTGAAGAGCTGAGACAGATTCAAGTCCCTGACGACAACGGCAGCATCTCAGTCGCCTACATCAATGGCTACATTATTACCGTTCCTGTACAAACTGCCGACATCATGGGAAGGTTCTACTGGATCAATCCCGGCGAGAACACAATCGATCCTCTCGACTACGCCACTGCAGAACGTGCCCCTGACGGCGTCACTCAGTGTCTAGTCTTTGGAGATATGTTCTGGCTTATGGGTCAGTCAACTACCGAACCTTGGATTACCACAGGTGTCTTCGCCACTCCGATGCAACGCTATCAAGGTATCTTGTATGACCGAGGTTGTTGGCCTGATACTGCCGTACAAGTCAAAGACTCTCTTATTCTTGTAGACGAGGACGGAGCAGTCTTCCAGATCAAGTCCGGTCAGAATCGCATCTCAACACCTGCCATCGAAGAACGAATTCGGTTGGCTCTACAACGTCAGGGCTTCGTACCTACTCTTTAAGGACTAAGTATGTCAATTCAATGGGCGGATAATTTTGGTAGCTACGGAACAGGAAGTCCTTCTGCTACCCTCATGGCCAACGGTCTACCGTATACACAACTAGACGGAGGAGGTGTCGTAGCAGACCCTCTCGTATCAGGTGGAGTATGTTGGAATATTTCTTCTGGCGACGGCTTGGGGTACCAACGTTCAATCGTTCCTACTCCTGTCAACGCCCTAGGCATAGCTCTTCGATGGAACTCTTCTGGAGGAGGTCTAAGGACTCCCTTCGGGTGGACAGACAACTCATCTCAAGGTCTCTATTCTCTTAACGTAGAGATAAACGGAGCCATCTCGATCTATCAGAACGGTTACAACTTCGTCCAGAATCTAGGTACGAGAGTAGCTACTACTACTATTCCTGTCATCACCTACAACTCTTGGTGGCATATCGAGGCGATGCTAGACTACGCCTTGGGTAATATCACAGTCTTTGTTGAAGGAGTTCAGGTCCTTACGTATTCGTTTACGGCAGCACCTAGTACCTTGATCTATAACATGGTCTATAGTGTTACTAGCTACGGTAGCGCCTATGGAGGTTCTGCCTACATCAAAGACTTTGTCATGTACGACAAGAGTGGAACAGTTAACAACACCGTAGGCTCTATCGGTCCTTGTACTGTCTACAGGTTGGCTCTAGATAGCGACGTCTCTAACGGTTGGAGTATCACTGGTGGTACGACAGTTAATGGGACTATCGGCGGAGAACCTCCTGCGGATTCTACGAGCTACATCACGGCAGGTGTTTCACCCATTCCTGCTCCCGCTGTTTGTGGCATAAGTCATCTCCCTTCCAACATCGTTGGTGTCAGAGGTATTGTTTCCTTACAGAGAGTGGCTAAGTCTGACGGAGGTGATGCAGAGTATCAGGTCGACATCGTGTCGGGTTCTAGTACCCATACAGGTACGGCTCACACTCTTTCTACTTCTTTCAACTACCAGTATGACGTCGTCGAGCTTGATCCTGCCACAGGGGACCTTTGGTCTCCAATTGCAGTCAACAACCTTAATATCGAAATCAACAGGACAGTGTAATGGCAGCAGCAGTAACGATTGACGCCTCACAGGAACAAATCCTTGCTGTTGCGGCCTTTCCTTCACAACATCTAGAGGCAAGTCAACTTCAACTTGAGTCTGTTGTTCAACCCCAACCTCTAATCCTTTCGTCTCAATTGGGTGTCTATGTCGTAGCTCGGGGCAGCAATACCGATCCTTCTGTAAGGGCTTGGACGTTCACTCTCGACGGACATAACTACTACGTCCTCCGCCTTGGTACTCAGGAGACTCTTGTGTATGATGAGCACAGTCAACAGTGGTATACCTGGTCAAGTGGAGACCTCGACATCTGGAATGCCTACAACGGACAGAACTGGCATGGCGGGGAAAGTTGGGCGTATACTTATGGCTCTAACGTCCTTGCTGGTGACGACGGTAACGGCAGTATCTATTTCCTCAACCCGTTTCAAGATCAGGACGATAGTCCGGTCTACGGTTCTGCCGTACCTATTCCTTTCCGTAGAGAGGTTTACGGTCAACTCCCCTTCAGGAGCTATAAGAAAATGCCGTGTTACGGTGTACAAATCCAAGCCAGCATTGGTGAACAGACGGATACGGCCATCGATGGTGTGGACCTTTACGTTTCAGACGACAGAGGCCAGACCTACCAAGACTGCGGCACGATCAACATCACTCCCGGAGACATCGACGCCCGTCTGTACTGGCGCTCACTCGGAAGTATGAAAGCTCCCGGTCGTATCTTCAAGACTGTAGACTACGGCGCACTCAAACGTATCGATAGTATGGAGATGCTTGATGGCTCAGGCAAGTAATGACCCCGCAGCTAATCCAGTAACTCCTATCCAACCTCTTCAGCAGAGGTTTCCTATTGTAGACCAACAGGGTAACGCCTCTGACTATTTCATGAGGTACATCCTCAACCACTCCGGTCAGATCACAAGCAATACCAACGACATCTCAGGTTTTCAAACCCAGATCACGGCGTTGCAGAATTCAGAGTTTGTCGGAGTAGACGGTGTAAGCATTACTCCGAGTAGTGGCCTTCTCTCCGACGCCCCTATTAGCATCGGCCTTACAGAGACTGGTGTCGCGGCAGGTTCGTACACAGGAGCTAACATCACTGTCGATGCCTACGGTCGTATCACGGCAGCATCAAACGGTTCTGGAGGCGGGGGTTCTACTCCTGTGGTTCGTTCGACAAATATTACATCATTCCATTTATCTAATGTTAATTCAATCACATTACCTGTGGGTACAGTAGTTAATGATGTTGTCGTTATTTTAACGTCGTCTGACT